AGATCATGTCAACGGTTACGCATAAGGATTATTCCGAAACTGTGTATGCCGGTGGTAATACTGGTACTTCGCAAACGCTTGCGGAAACTAACGGCAATGTTCAGACATGGGATATGAATGGTAACTGTACGTTTACTATGCCTTCTGGTTCTGGTTTACAGGCTGGTACTTCGTTGACGTTGATTCTTACGCAAGACGGCACAGGTGGCCGTACTGGTGCGTTTACTGGTGTTAAGTGGGCTGCTGCTGCGACTCCTACGTTGAGCACTGGCGCTAACGACGTAGACATTTTGACTTTTATCACGTTTAATGGCGGTGGCTCTCCGGTTTGGTACGGGTTTGTTGCTGGTCAGGATATGAGTAGCTAATGCCTTTAGGGGCTGCTAAAGCGGCGTTACTTGGTGCTGCTGGTAGCGGCGGTGCTGAAGGTATGGAAGCTATTGCCAAAGTTGTAATGGATGGCACAGGCGTTACGGTAAGTTTTACGAGTATCCCGCAAACGTATCGTCATTTGCGAATTGTAATGGCTAACGGTAGACGAGACAGTTCAGGCAACCTTGGTATCTATCTCGTTTTTAATAGCAACACGACTGTTGGTGATTACGGTGGTTGGATACAGATGCACGCTGGCCCAAGCGTCACTCGTGCCGATACTTACTGGCCTCCCTATGGTGACATTCCAAGCACGACTAACAGTTCTGGGGCTGTGTGGGATGTTCCTGATTACGCTAATGCTTCTATTGGTCACAACACGCAATGGCAGTTCGGGGCAGACCAAACGAATAGTGGATATCGAGGTATCGGTACCACAAATTGGCATCCTTCATCTTTAGCAGCAATAACTCAAATTGATGTTACTTCTAGCGGTTCGTCGCCTGGTGATTATTTAGAAGCGCCAACAACGTTTACATTATTCGGAATAGGGACTGCTGCTTAATGTCGTACGAAATTTTTGCGGAAGGCACGCTAACAGGAACAGCAACAAGTGTTGACTTAACCTCAATTCCTCAAACTGCTACACATTTAGAACTTTATTTCAACGGTCGCTCAAATAAATTAGACGGTAGTAACACTGGTGGCTACGTTAGATTCAATAACATCAGCAGCAACAATTACGGTATTGGCGGTAATTACACATTTGGTAGCACTACAGCATCTGTGTTCAATTATGGTCTGAACAGTCGTGCACAGATTGACAGTGGGGTCAGGCATTGGAACGACTTCGCTAGTGCTGGTTTGTTTGCTCCTTCAAAAATAGTGATTCCCAATTACACGAGTACAACGATTGAAGTTAAGGGTGCAATTATTCAAAACTCTTCATGGGGCGAGAGCACGAGTGTTTATTGGATAATGCAAGCTATGGGTCATGCCACTGTGACGGGTGCAGCTATAACTCAAATTACTATTTACCCTGAATCAGGTTCGTCTTTTGTGGCTGGCACTTCGTACTATTTAGCTGGGTGGGAATAATGGCTAACGCAGTCACAAAAATAGAAACTTTAACGGGGACAGGTTACACCTTAGATTTTACGTCAATTCCTAGTACTTACGATGATCTTATGATTATTGGTAGCGCAAAAAGCGATCAGACTAGCAATGGAAGCGTTGCAGGTAACAGTTTTTATATCCGTTTTAACAGCGATAGTTCTTCTGATTATGCATACGGTTACTGGGGTACCTCCGCTTCAGGTCACGACTCTGCTTTGCAAACTAGCATTAGCTCAATTCAACTTCCAGGCTGTGCAACAAGCCAATATAGTAACACAGGGTGGGGCCATTTTTATATTTTGGTAACAGGTTACAAACAAACCACAAGTCAAAAAAATCTTCTGTATCAAGGTGGTTTTGCGTCAGCTTCGCAAGGGGGTTTTGTTGGTGCTGGAAACTGGAATAAAACGGGAGCAATTACATCAATGTCAATAGGCGCTGTCTACGGCCAATACATTGCAGGTACAAGCATGACGCTTTACGGGATTAGTAACGATTAAGGAAAATTATGCCAACAAAAACGGTAGTTGATTGTTCAACTGGAATTACAACAGAGGTTGAATTAACAGCAGAAGAAATAGCTGACATAGAAACTATGAGACAAAGAGCAGAAGAAGAGCAAGCCGCAGCAGACGCAGCGGCAGCACAGAAAGCTGCTGATCGAGAATCAGGTAACGCCAAACTTGTTGAGCTTGGTTTAACTGACGACGAAATTGCTGCGCTAACCACGTAATGAAACTCGTTGACGCCCCCGGCAAAGTAAACACCGGACGGCCACTAAAACCATTCGGCATAGTCGTCCACCACACAGCCTCAAACCGCAACGCCAACCCCGACAACGTGGTAGCGATGTGCATTCGAGGTGTCAACAAGGTGCCCGGACCTTTATACAACTACCTCATTAAACGTGACGGCACCATCATGCAGCTCACCGCTGAAAACGTGAAAGCCAACCACGCTGGTCGAGGCATGGGTGACGTGCTTGCACGCATGAAAGCAGATCGCCCCGTGAAAGGTAACGCTACGGCTGCGGGGAAAGTCACAGCGAACGGCTCACTTATCGGTGTGTCGTTCATTAATGACGGCTTGGGGGAAGACATCCCGCAGGAACAGATGGATGCGGCGGTAACGTTGTGCGCTTACCTGTGTTTAACGAACGGGTTCAGTCCTTTCACTCGCGTGATAGGGCATAAAGAATGGTCGTCACGTAAGGTGGACCCGTCGTTTGATATGTCAGAGTTTCGTGCAATGGTCGCCCATGAAGCGAACATAGCGAAACCAGAGATCAAGTTACCGGCAGAACCTGAAGATGGTTTGGTGCCGTTCCCAGGTGTTCTGAAGAAGGGCTCACGGTCTGCTGCTGTGAAGTTTGTTCAGGAACGCATAGGTGCGACCCCAGATGGTATTTTCGGGGGTAGAACAAAAGCCAAGCTTGTTGCTTGGCAGAAATCTAATGGACTAGTACCTGACGGAATATGCGGTCCACGTACGTGGGCTGCTATGCAGATACAAAGGAATGACATTGTTCAACCAGCGTTTTATTAAAGACTCACTTGAGCGTGGAATCTCTACGTTCGCACAAGCATGGGCTGCAGCTATGGCTATACCTGGCCCTGATTGGATTGACGCATTGAAGGTGGCTGGTGTTGCAGCCGCTATATGCATAGCGAAAGCTGTGGCTGCTACTCGCGTGGGGGATTCAGAATCGGCTTCGTTAAGCAATTAAGGAAATGAGGCTGTACGGTGACGCAGTATCGTCAAACGGGGGTTCAATATAGCGAATCTGGGGTGGCGTATGGCGCTCCGCTTGTCGTTACCCCTGCGACGATTGCTGCCACCGCAACAGTCTTAGACGAAGTAAGTGTCCAGTACCGTGAATCGGGACTGGCATACCGCAACAACTACACATACAGCCAATCTGATACAGGTATTGTTGAGATCGTAGCGACCGTAACAACGGTCACTGCCACTGTCGCTTTCTCAGCGGCTGCGAGTATTGAGGCAGATATTTCTGTTTCAACGATTGCTGGTGTAGCAGCGTTACCTGGTGCGGGTGTAACCGCTAACTACGTGGACATTGCAGAAGTAGACATGAGCGCTGTAGCGGCGTTGCCTACTCCAACTCTGCGAGCAGATCAGGTAATTAGCGTTTCAACGATTGCGGCTACCACAGCGATCAGCGGCACAGCAGTAGTAGACCTGCTCCCCGCCACAGTTGCAGTAACAGCGACTGTTCCAGCGGTCACCATTTCAGCTCACGTCACACCCGGCGACATTGCTGTGACTTCCGCTGTGGGCACAGACCAGATGTACACCTTCTATCCGGGGCCAACAAACAAAACCCCTGCGGTTGGGTTAAGGAACCAGCCAACTCCAGCGGCTTACGCTTTGATGCGGCATTACGCTGCTCGACCTAAAGCCGACAACTTGTTCATTATCAACAACAGTTCGGTGCAGAACTTTATGCCTGCGGATGCGTCAACGGTTACTCGTACCCTGTATGGGGCGCATTTGCCACCCACAGATCTTACAGCCACTGAGATATCATTACTTAAAGCAAGTGGTTTTCCGATTGATGTAGGGACTAGTGGTACTTGATGCCTGTTTACGCATACCGTTGTTTGGATTGTGGACTGACTGTTGATGTTCGTCATGGTTTTGACGAAACATATGGTGCTGACTGCGAGGGATGCGGCGGGATACTCCGCAAGTATTTCGGGCATGTCCAGTTCGCTCCTTCAGCTACCCCGTCGAGAGGCAACATTGACTGGGGAGTTACGAAACGCAATGAGAAAAACAAAGAAGCAGACATGGCAGCGTACAAACGCTTGCGCGCTGAGGGGCTACAACCCCCTTCTATTGACGGGTCTTCCCGGCTTGAGAAACACGCTGGGGCATCCCACGAGATCCAAGCCGGTCAAGTCCTCACGGAGAAAGGCCGTAAACGTAAAGAGGCGGCCCTTAATGACGTTCTTGGGAGCACCTGATGACCGCACAAGTATGGATTGACCAGACCAGAGACATGCTCTTATCGGGCTATGTTGAGGATTTGGATTTGGTGACGACGGCTCCTTCGCCTGCGACTACTGGCACAACGTTGGTGGTGCAGGGTATCGCTTCTTCTATCGTGAAGGGTGTCGTTATTGAGGTGAACTCTGAGCTGATGTATGTCACTTCGGTTACCTCAACAACTGTTTCTGTGATGCGTGGCTACGGTGGTTCTACTGCGGGTACGCACACGGCTGGTGATGTGGTGAGGGTTTCTCCTAAGTTCCCTGCGTATCGCATTATCCAATCCCTTAACGATGATTTGGCTGACTTGTCTGCACCTAGCCAAGGTCTGTTCCAGATGAAAACAACGAGCTTTACTTATAACGCTTCTGTTGATGGGTATGACTTGTCTGGTTTGACTTCTGCGGAGATCGACTCGATTTATTCGGTGACGTATGCGGATGCTGGTAGCGCTGCTAGTGAGCCGGAGGTGTCGTCTTGGCGGTTGCGTAGGAACCGGGACACAAGCAGTTTCTCTAGCGGTTTAGCACTAATTCTTTACAGTGGGGCGTGGCCTGGGCAAACAGTCACGGTGTCCTATAAGGCTCCGTTTACTTCTATTACGAACGCTGCAACTGCACGTTCAGCCACGGGGCTTGCTGCCACAGCCTACGATTTGCCTCCACTCGGCGCAGCGATGGCTCTAATGACCACAACACCTATCCGCAGGGAATTCCTTGACGCTCAGGGAACGTCCCGCATGGCGGACGAGGTGCCGCCTGGAGCGATCTCTGCTTCGTTTAGGGATCTGATGGGTAGAAGGCGTGCTCGTGTTGAAGCTGAAGCGGCTCGGCTTGTAGCGCAATACCCGCAAGTGTGGACTCGTAGCTCTGGAATGCGCCCCTCTAACCAATGGAGCGGGTACTCGTCGTGAGTTTCAATGCAGAATCGTTGCCTGTCGAGTTAGATGGTGTCGCCTATTTGGTTGACACCCGTCAATACTCGCGCACAACGGTCCCTGCATTACGTGAACAGCGAGACACCAGCAAAGAGCCAGGTGAGAACACGCTTGACACGACAGGTGCGTGGGTTCGTTCCCAAACAGATTGGAGTTTAGGTGCGGGTCAGGAACATTTTGATTTGGATGATAGTGACCGTCGTCGCTTTGAATCTTCTAGTGGTGTTAATCCGTGGACGAAAGGCGAACTCTCGTTACTCCCCATCACCGAAGAGAAAGTAAACGTCACTGACACTGACCTGAAACTTGCTTCAATCGTTGACATTGTTTCGGGATCTACATTCGCGTACTTATCTGACGGCAGCAGCCTCAAATATGCGAGCAGTGTAACTGCCGCAAGCTGGAGTGTTTCTACAGCAGCGATGGGGTTCGACATTAAAGACTTTGCGTCTGACGGCCAGTACGTTTACACGGCTTTCGGATCAGCGAACGGTTTGCGTCGAGTGCAAGTCAACAACACCAGTTACGACGCTGGTTGGGGTGGCAGCGCTGTCAACGCAGACATCGTAGCGATTGTCGCAGGACGTTTCATTGGGGCTCTTGGCGGCAACATCTTTGAACTGAACGCTAACGGAGCTAAGGCTTCTTCTTCACTGGATTTCACAGCGACACTTGGTGGCACCGAGTGGGTTGATATCGCTGGTGGTCCTGCCGGTATTTACGCTGCAGCGAACGCTAACGGCACCGGCTCCCTGTACCACATAGGGGTTAATTCTTCTGACGGTACACTGTCCACTCCCACAGTGGCAGGCGAAATGCCTCGTGGGGAAACCATCAACTCAATACTCATCTACAACGGGGTTCTTCTCG